AAGATTCGTTCTGTGCAAGAATGACGGGTGTAGTAAATAAGTCAAAAGGCGATGCTCCTAGAGCAAAGGCTTCTTTAAAACGATGGAAATGCCCAGGATGGTAACGAATGAGTACAAGTGGAGAATACGGTCAGACAGTTATATCGGTTCAAAACCTAATCGACCATGGCGCTCGTAGAGCAGGTAAATTAGCGGAAGAGCTGACTAACGAGCAAGTTAATGCGTCTAAAGACAGTTTATTCTATCTTCTCTCCAATTTAGCAAACCGTGGTATCCAGTATTGGGCAATTCAGAAGGTCATCTATGGCTTGACCCCTGACGAGTACATTTGGAAGCTTCCAGTAAGCGTTAATGATGTTCTAAACGCCAATATCCGTACCGTAACGCAAAACACTACAGGCGGTTACTCAACCACTGGTAACGGTTCAAACGCATTTGATGGTCAATACACCAACATTTGCCAATGTACTAACAATTCCAGCTCAATTGGTATCAATAATGGCTCTGGAAACGACATTTACATGGCTACAGTAGGCATATTGCCTGCTATTTCAGCTTCTGTAACCGTTCAAATTCAATATTCCCAGAATGGAACTACTTGGACAACGATATATAGCCCCGGTGCGGAAAGCTGGGTTGCTGGAACATGGATTTATTACGACCTTGACCCATCAGCAAGCGCTCCGTATTGGAGAATTTTGCAAACAGCTGGCTCAAACATGGGCGTTTATCAGGTAGTTTTTGGCTCAAACCCATATGAAATACCATTGGCACGCTTAAACCGTGACGATTACACCAATTTGCCAAATAAGAACTTTACTAGCAACCGTCCGTTGCAGTACTGGTTTAACAGAACAATTCCTCAGCCAGAAATGTACCTCTGGCCTACCCCTAATGTGTACTACCCACAGATTGTGGCTTGGTGTTCACGCTATATTCAGGATGTTGGAGCTCTGTCAGGCGAGATTGAGATACCTCAGCGTTGGTATTTGGCTATTCAGAACATGTTGGCTCACCAAATGGCTATGGAATTACCTAATGTTGAACCTGCTCGGATTGCTTATTGCGAAGCTCAGGCTGAAAAGTACCTAAATCAAGCAGAGCAAGAAGAGCGTGACAAGTCGCCTATCTACTTTGCGCCTAATATTGCTCCGTACACGAGATAATTCATGCCAAAATGGTTAGATACTCACGGAAACTCTGTCCTCACAATTGCAATCTGCGACAGATGCAAGATGAAGAGGGCATACAGTGATATTGGACAAGATAGAAACTTGCCGGGTCTGCGTGTATGTAACGAAGGTTGCAACGATGAGCGTGACCCTTACAGGCTTCCTCCTCGCCAAACTGAAAAGATTTCAGTACGGTTTCCTCGCCCAGATGCGGATGTTGCAACGCAAGGTGATGCAATTACGACTGACCCATACACAGGCAATGACCCAAATCAAGCGCCAAATATCAATCCTGCTACGCCACTTACAGAAGGCGAATTTGGTATTGCTCCTGAGACATCAGAAGACGACATTGATGGCAACCTCGATAACTTGAGCCCATGACCCCAATTCTGCCTACCTTTGAAGTCACCGTACCAGTTAAGATGGCGCAATCCGCCACGACTACTTCTGCCGTCACTATTTATACAACCCCTACGGATGTTCGCACCTATGTAGCTGACATTAATGTGTGCAATACCAGCGGTTCTACGGTGACCTTTGATGTGTATTTAGTACCAGCTACAGGGACAGCTGGCGTAACTAATGCTATCTTCTATCAATGCCCTTTGACAGCCAATCAGACTGTTCAATGGACGGGTAGCCAGATTATGTTCCCAGGCGATACTGTTCAAATCAAGGGTTCAGGAACAGCAACTGTCGTTACCGTAAGCGGACAGCAAGCGTCATGACGATTACCTACTTTCCGCCTATAGGCTCAAACCCTAATGTTCCTGTCAATGTAGCCATTGGTGGTACAAATATCGATGCTTTTGGGCGATTACGAGTTTCTGAGCCATTTACTCTTTTTGACTCTTCCCATCGCTATGCGGACAATAACTTATGGGCTACTAGCACTACAGGAACTGCTGCTGCTACATTTAGTGCGGATGAAGGACTTGTTAATCTAACCGTAGGCTCGGCTAGTGGTGATGAAATTATTAGGGAAACAATCAAGGTTTTCTCGTACCAGCCCGGTAAAAGCCTGTTGGTAATGAATACTTTTGTGTTTGGCACAGCCAATGCCAATCTTCGCCAGCGAGTAGGCTATTACGGTTCTGCCAACGGTATTTACTTTGAGCGAGATGGTACAACCAATTATATGGTTGAGCGCAGTAGCGTGACAGGATTGGTAAGCAATACTCGTGTAGCTCAATCTAATTGGAATCAAGATAAATTAGACGGAACTGGTCCTTCTGGACTTACACTAGATGCCACAAAAGCCCAAATTCTCTATCTGGATGTTGAGTGGCTTGGTCTTGGCACAGTGCGTACAGGCTTTATTATAAATGGAGCATTTGTTCCAGCCCATAATTTTGACCACGCTAACCTAGTTACGACTACTTACATTACTACCGCCTCTTTACCTATGCGGTATGAAATGACCAATACGGGGGCTACTGGAGTTACTAGCACTTTAAAACAGGTTTGTTCTACCGCTATCTCAGAAGGGGGTTATACCCTAGCTGGTGCTCAGTTAGCTGTAGGAACTCCAATTACCACTCCAAAAACGCTAACCACTGCTGGCACATACTACCCTATCGTTTCTTTACGGCTTAAAACTGCTAGGCTTGACGGTATTGTTATTTTGACCGCCCTTTCGATTATGGGTGTTACCAATAACGCTAACTATAATTGGCGAGTTGTGGCTTCTGGTACGACAACGGCTGGTACTTGGGTAAGTGCTGGGACTAATTCTGCGGTTGAATACAACATTACTGGTACAGCGTTTACAGTCGGAACAGGGCGTATTCTAGCGTCTGGCTTTTTCCAAGGCTCCAATCAAGGCTCTGCTTCGGTAGATATTTTGAAACAGGCTTTATTTGCTTTCCAATTAGAAAGACAGCCGTTTACAGCAACCCCATATGAGCTAACTCTGATTTGTGCGGCTGCGAGTAACGGAGACCAAGTCCTAGCTTCTATGGATTGGGAAGAAATTAGTAGATAGAATGTTCAATGACATTATTTGAATTAACGCAATAATATATAGAGCTAATTATGGCAAATATACGCATATCACAACTTCCGTCAGCTCCATCAGCCATAACAGGTACTGAGCTAGTTCCTATCGTTCAAAACGGTCAAACCGTTCAAACAACGGTCAATGCCATTATTAGTAGCCCAAGCCTTACTCAAACATTCCTGACTAAGAATCAAGAAGCAAGCCTTCCAAACAGCCGTTATTTAGCCGTAGGAAGCGGTTTAAACCTCACAGACGGTGGAGCGCAATCTACCTATAGTATCGGTCTAACAGGGGCTATTTCCACGATTAACGCCCTTTCTAACGGTGTTTTAGTAAAGTCTGGCTCTACGGTCATCAGTCGCTCTGTTGCGGTCTCTGGGAGCGGTTTAAGCATTTCTAACGGGGATGGCGTATCAGCTAACCCAACCATTGCTCTCACAGGCAATTTATTGACTTTAGCAAGCGCTAGTGGAACTGGTTTAGTCGCTATTAATGGTTCTAGCTCACTAAGCATTTTGACTATTATTGGGACTGCAAACCAGATTTCTGTAACAAATGGTGATGGCGCAAGTGGTAGCCCAACAATTGCTCTAGCTTCTAATCCAATATTGCCCGGCGTTGCATCCGTAACCGTTCCTGCTGGCGGAACAGCATCTCGTCCAGCTGGTGTGAACGGAATGCTTCGTTATAACTCCGACTTAGCTCTCTTTGAGGGCTATGCAAACAATGTTTGGGGTGCAATTACCACTGGTTCAGGGGTTACTTCGGTAGCTACAGGAACAGGATTGACAGGTGGTCCAATAACCTCAACAGGTACGATTTCTATTGCCAATACCGCTGTGACCGCTGGTTCTTATGGCTCAACTACCCAAGTTGGAACATTTACAGTTAATGCTCAGGGTCAGTTAACAGCGGCTTCTAATGT